GCCTCTAGAGGAGCTAAAAATGAATAACTCACCTTAACACGAATTAAGCTCCAGTGGAACCAAAAACGCAACGTGGATCAGAGAATCCAAAGCTGTAACGCTCACGCGCCTTAAAGCGCATGTTGCCTGTGTCAAAGTCGGCTTCCATATTTGTCCGCATTGGTGAACGGTCAAAATGCTTAAAGCCGTTTGGCGCATCAGTTTTTAGGAAGAATGCATCAGGATCAGTCAAGAAGTGATTGACTACATATCCTTCAGGGAGCATTCCCATGTTCTTTATCGCGTTAATATCATTGTCAGCAGTGCCAACGCGAAGAGTTGTTTCCAACAAGCGATCTGCAACGAATTGCAGTTGTGGTGGAATAATCATCTTCATGCCACGTAGAGCAATGATCATATTGCGTTCATCAACGAATGTTGAAATGTCAATAAGAGCATTTTCAAGCGAAGTTTCGTTAAGGTCAGCATTTACTGTAGGCTCATTGCGGAATGTTCCGCCGCCAGCCAACGGGTGTGCAGTAGAGCAAAGCTCAACTCCGTCACCGCCAGTAAAGTTCGCGTTAAACGCATTGTTTAGTGTCGCCGCAGATTTTACCTGCTTTGAATGCGCCATAGAACGAGCCAAAGCACGAGTATAACGAGCGCCAAGGCGGTCATACAAGTTATCTTCAACTGCTTCTTCAGTGAGAGCAAACGCTAGTGCCACTGTTTCGTGTGTATAACGAGCAGTGTATGCTTCATTTGCATTGTCAAATTCAACGCCTGAACCTTCGGATTTTGTGGGAGCATTCCCAAATCCTACGAGCATGACCTCTTCTTCAAAAGCACGATCTGATGATTCAGTTTCATAAATCTCAGCATGCTGATTTTCGTAGCGGTCATATTCCATGCCAAACAAGGCATTGAGGCCCGGTTCTAGCTCTTTGACAAGTTGTGAACGTGAAATAGCCATAACTTAGTCTCCTTTACGCTAGACCCACAGTGCCAGCACTGAACAGGTGGTTGTTGATTTTTACGATCACATGAGTGTTCGCGGTGGTTGTGTCACTATTCTCAGGATCTTGAGAAATATCAATAGCTTTAAGCGCAAGAGCGGCAGTAGTCGCACCAGTTGAAACAGCGATTTCCATACGGGAATTGCCGCTTACTGTACTTCCTACTGGGTTATTATCCACAATATCGAAGTTTCCAAACAAGTCCGTTACAGGGAATGCAGCGTTTGCTTGAATTTCGAAGAATGCACTTGGATCATCAATGACATGACAAAAAATGTTAGTGCCAGTTGCGTTAGCAGGCCAAAAATTGGAAAATATGACATTTCCGTTAGGATCTACATATTCACAACCATTAAATACGCCCAAGCATAAAGCATTGTCTCCTGCCGCAACACGAACAACTGTTCCATTTGTAGCAACCGTTACTAGGTCGCCTTGGAAGATGTTAGTGTTGTAACCAGAAGCAATACGGTAGCGGTTCTGTCGCTGAGAACTTGTGCTACTTTTTACTGGACGAAGGCCGAAAGGGGCGTCTTGATTCGCCATTTTACCTATCCTTCAGATTTATTACGTGAGCCAAAGCTCACAGATGATTTACGTTGCGGAGCCGATTTAGGCATCGCAGGGTTATTTTCTCTCATCCAGTCACGATCAACGGCTTCCATTTGATTAGTGGTAACGCCTTGATAGTGCTGTTGCCTTTGGTCTTTTACTTCATTGGGAATGCGCGCAAGAACAAGACCGCCGACACCGATAATGCCTGCGTTGCGCCCTTCATCAACAACTGGACCTATATAATCAGGGAAATCTTCGGATCTAACCAATTCATACCCTTCTTGCCGCCGCTTATGGACGTTAGTTTTATCATCGAATTCCATCACGGATTCACGAATCCAACGATGTGAGTAGCCCAAAGGGGCTTCCGGGGCTTCTAAAGCTGAACCGGGACGCCATACTTTGCGCTCTTCGCGCTCCCGCGTTGTTGTTTCGCGTGACGATCTATCAGCCATGTTAAGCTCTCCGTTTTTCTTCAAGTTTGGCAACTTCAGCGGCATATTTTTCCAGAGGTATGTTTAACCTCTGCGCTAAAGCAACTTGACCTGCATTTAATTCTACGTTCTTTTTCCGCCCTGACTTTAAGGAGCGAGTACCACTCCCGGCAGGAGTGACGGATTGGACGTTTTTCCGCTCACCCTGAAACTTGTTAGGCATTTCATGCCGCATACGCCTGTCTATCTCAGCGTAATAATCGTCGCTAGTAGGGTCAAATCCCTCCTCTGCGACTAATGTTTCGTGAATAGCCTTGGCAGCACTGGTCATGACTTTATCGCCAGAAGGACCAAACCAAGCATTTTTACCCATCCAAGACTCAAGCTTTGGATCTCTTTGTGGGGCTTGCTGGCGTTGTGCTGGCTGTTGCTGTTGCTGTTGCTGTTGCTGCTGTTGTTGTTCCATAGCTTGTTGATCTTGAGCAGAACGCTGTTTTTGAAGCCTTAAACGCTCTTTTTCTATGGCTATTTGACCAAGTGCAGTCTGGGCATCAGCAGATTTATCGTAATCCCCTGCCTCCATAGCCTCAGTATAGGCTCTTTTAGCTTGCGCTTCTTGAGTAGTTATTCTGCCTTCATACTCAGACATATAGCCTTTATCTAAGGTAGCTAATCGCTGTTTGTATTGGTCATTCTGTGTTTGAACTTGCTGAATATACTGAACCGCAGCCGCTGCCTCTTCCTCTGCTTGGCGTCTAGCAGCGGTTAATTTTGCAATTCTTTTATTAACGTCTTTGCCATACTTGTCTAATTCTTCATCATCCTGAACATTTGTTCGGGTTTCTTCAGAATCAGAATCAGCACCTACAACTTCCGCATCTTCTATTTCAACAGAAGTTACTTCCTGATCTTGTTCTTGCTCTTGAATTTGGTCTTGGTCTTCAGACTGCATAAGATTTATTCCTCTTAACTGGACTATACATACGAAATATCTTTGGGGTCAAGTATCGTTGCGATAATATTATCGTCATTTATAATACGAACCTCAAGACCTTCCACTTTAAACCTATTTCCAGCATATCTTCCTATAAGAACCCAGTTTTTCTCAGAACACCATGCACCAGTTGGGAATTTCTGGGAGTCTTGGTATGCGTCTGGGCCAAGCTTAACGACATAAGCAGCTACGGTAGCAAAGGCTTCTCTATCCCTAACTGCATCAGGAACATACAAGCCCCCTTTGGTTTTTTCGCTAGGATAGTAGGGTATTATCAACATCCTGTAGCCTGTTGGCTGCGGTAGTCTTTCTAATACAGAACCGTCTAATTCAGATGGATCGTTCTCATTTTTATCCTCTTTCGGCTTGCCAAAAGCTGTTTTCATAGGCTTGGGTATGTCTTCCATGCCCTGTGGTTTTTTGTATTTTTTTGCAACGTTATCAGGAACGTATAGTTTTTTAGTCATCTGCCATCTCTATGTTTTTCATTGCTGCCCTGATCTCTTCCTCCATGAAGGTAAGACCCTTGATTTGACCTACTACATACCTGTACTCTTCAAAATTTGCGACATTACCTGTTCCAAGAGTGACCTCCAAATCACCTCTTTTTTGACGTAAGTGCTTGTATAGGTAATCTGCTAAACTCAAAGCGTCCATGTATGCCTCCCTATAGTAGTTTATACTACAGAATGCAAAACACAAGTATATATCCCAGAAATCTAGAAAACACCTTGAAATCTCTGGGGTCTTGAGGCTGAACTAAACTTACTTACTCGGCCTGCCGCGCTTCTTTGCCGGGGCTTTTTTAGATTCTTTTTTGGGGGTTGTTTTTTTCTTGGGCTTTTCAACCCACGCTTCGTTCTCTGGGGTGCTTGGGTCATCTGATATAAAATGTCCACTTCCATCACGGGCGCGCACGAGTTCTGTCTCTACAGAATGCGCAGCCGCACGTTTCTTTTCTCTTTCGACCTGAATCATCTTTTCGCGTACACTACTAACCATTATCCTAGTCCTTTCGACCTTGCGTTTAGGGCCGCTATGTCACGTTGCGTCTGTACACGATCTTCTGCAACCCTTGTTTTATCAGCCAAAGCCTCTTCTTGAAGCCTCAATCTTTGCTGATCTATTTGAGAGTCCATCATTTCTTTCTCACGATCAAAATCTTGGCGTTGCTCAAATTCCATTGATTTGCGCTGCAAGTCTGCGGATTTTATCTGCAACTCCTGTTGCCTAATTGCAACCAATGGATCTTCACCTTGACTCACAGGCTCTACTGTCTGAGCATATTGTTCTGTCATCTCAGCGATAATAACCGCAGCTTGACGATCAATAGCAACCTTCAGCATTTGCATAGCCTCTGGATTCTGCTGAACCTCTGGGCCAGCTTGCTCCATAACTTGCTGTTGCGCTTGCTGTTCAGCCAACATACCAATGTGTTCCTGTATGTGACCCTGCAAAATAGCCAATGTAGCAGCATTCATCTGCACAACAGGCGTACTCATAATTGCCAAATGCGTTTCTATGTGCGCTTGGTGATCCTGATCAGGAAATGCTTGCGGAGGAGCGCCAGTAAGAGCCATTTGATTTTCTTTTGCAGCATTTACAGGCTGTGGAGCAGGTGGAGCAGGCAAAATAGCATCAATATTGTTAATGCCTAAAGCTTCGTACATTTTTCGATACGCTTGATATAAACCCTGCGGACCACCGTGTATTTGGGGATTTGACTGCACTAGCTGCAACTGAGTTTGTGCCAAAGCAATCCTCTGAGCCATAGAGAAAATATTAGGATCACTGGATGGCAGGACATCAACCCTACCGTCAAAGTCCTGCGCAAAGACTTCAGGCCCAAACTCTGTAGATGGCATGTATGGATATGCCTGAATACTCTGAGAAAAGACATTTGCTAAAAGCTTGAACTCAAGCTTCTGTGAGTAATGCATACGCTTATGAATCGCGGACATAACCTTAGTTCCGCGCTCCATAATAGCCATTGTAGTGCCTACGGGAGTTTCACCGCCCATCTCACCTATCTTCATGTCAGCCATAGCCGCAAAGCGGCGTCCTGCGTCCACAAGAGTGCCTAGAAGGTTGTATAGCGTACCAGAAGGCTCTTTAAACGGTAACGGCATTAGGGAGCTTCGTATGTCAGTCCCTGCTACATCAATGTCCCTAAACTCGCCCGGTTGTATCGCGCTGTCTTCATCACGAATACGCGCTCCACGAGCCTTAAAGCCTGCGGGTAAGTTGGACAGTGTACCAGCGTCAATAAGCTGCCTTAAAATAGACGTAGAGGCTTGTACTAAACCACCAATCATGTGCGTTAAGCCTAAGCCATAGAATCCAAGGCCCGGAAGAAACTTATAATGCACGAAGTAATTTTTACGGCGCTTCATTTGGTCTACTTCATCATAATTACGACGAATAGACAGAATTGACCCTGTATCCTCCAATATAGTGACAATATAAGGCAATTTTAGCCCTGTAGCCTCACCCATTTGATCGACATCCTCAAACCCTTCAAGGTCTAAATCAGCGTGTATTTCATACAAGGTAAGCTCTGTTGACGTATTACTGGGGTGAATACCCTGTATATCGTTGATAGATTCTTGTATTTCAGAGTTTTCGTCCTCCGAACTTCCAGAAGAGGGCAGGTCGATGTCCTGATAGAAGCCAGCCAATTGAAGCTTCTTAACTTCATTGGAATCCATCTTAATAACGTGCGTAATTCTGGGAGATGACGCTAGGTCAGTTACGCCATAAGGCACAACTAGATCTTCAGCGTGTACAAACTGGCTAACAGCACGACCTTTGAGCGGATCAAAGTAAACCTTCTTGAATGTAGACCCAATTACAGGAAGATAAAACAACATCTGATCCATCTCAGGATCATATTCCTCCATCTCGTAAGTAATCATGTAGTTCATGTAGTCTTTAACACGTTCAGCCTGCTTAACCAGAACTTCGCTCTGCGCGCCCACAACATCTGTGCGAACAGGGCCACTCGCAGGCAACATCTCACGGTAAGCTTGCGCTTGAAACTGAGTAACGCTTTCTGCAAGCAAGGGATGAATAACGCCAGAGGAACCCTCAAAAGGCTCAACCCTTTCTTCATACTTCATTCCAAGATACTCTAAGCCACGCTTATAAGTGTCTTCCCAATCCTGCCTAGAAGAAAAATCATCTTCAATACTGCCTACCAAGTCAGAAGAAATAACTCCAATAAAGGCTTCATCAACGTATTCCGCTAAGTTCGCATCAAATGGAATATCCTGCGGAACAGTCTCTTCTTCATACTCCCCAACAATTGCTGAACCATCATCAAACTCAAAAACATTTTCAGCTTGCAGGCCATCCGTCATCATAGGAGCTTCTTGCATCATAGGATCTTGAGTTAATTGAGGCATCTGTCCCAATCCACCTGATCCAACGTCTGTTTCGATAGCCATACTGTTTCCTTTTTAGGTGTTGGAGCAGGAACTGCTCTACTGTCATGGAGCAGACACACTCAAGGAGCAGACTGCACTATTCGGTTGGGAGGACACCATAGTGCATCTTCCCGCCCCAACTTCTTTAACGTCAACAACATCCAAGCTGCGCGTGTCAACCAACTGGTTAACTCCAGACTGCAATCTTGTAATGTTAATGACTGGTTTAGTCATTACCTTACGCCGACAAACTTCGTTCCGCTAATTGCAGCACCACCGCCACGAGAATGACCAGAATTCTCATCCTTCATAGTCGGTGTTGATTCCTTCGGCATTACTTCCTTAACAACACCGTCTTTTTCAGTAGTTTTAGCCATTA